CCGCCACTCTCTAGCACACCCCTTTAGTGTAAATTAAATCTGAAAGGCAAATCAAATGACATTCGATCCTGCAACGTTCCTCAACCAAACCTATGACGAAGCCATGGACACGAAGATTATTCCCTGTCCAGCTGGTGAATACAATGGCCTCGCATCGAAGGTTGATGTTAAAGCTTGGTCCTCCAAGGACGGTTCTTCCTCTGGGCTAAAGCTTGTTATCCTCTGGGAAATCCAAGATGATAACGTCAAGGCAATCACAAATCGTAATCCAACGATTGTGAAGCAGGAACAGATGCTCGATCTGACTGATACTGGAAATTTGGATTTTTCAAAAGGCAAGAATGTCGGCCTCGGACGCATTCGCGAAGCCCTGGATCTCAACACTCCAGGTCAGCCTTTTGGCTTCTCCATGATTCAAGGTCGTATGGCCAAGTGCAATGTTACCCATCGGGTGGATGGCCCTGACATTTACGACCAAGTAAAGTCAATCGCAGCACTTTCATAACTTCGGTAGGGGGGTGAAATTCCCCCCTGCCCTTTTCTAAATCTTGAAATGCGACCAAGGTTTAGAAAAGGAGCAGGGTATGGAATACGACTTTCATAGACGTTATTCAGTTGACATCAACCGCGACAATGTAAAAGCGGGATGGTGGACTGACTTAAAAACAAACACGCCGTTGAAAAGGAACTTCGGTGAGATGGTAGCACTTGTGCATAGTGAACTGAGCGAGTGTTATCAAGGTATTAGTCTAAATCTTCAAGACGACCATCTTCCACAGCTACCTATGTATAAAGTGGAAATTGCAGATGCTTGTATTCGTGTTTATGACATACTTGGCGGAATGTTCATGGGGATTCCTGAATATACCACTTTTACCTTAGATATGCCACAGGGATTTTTAAGCGTAGAGTTTAGACTTTTGTATTTGCATGGGCTTTTATCTTATGCTTTAGAGCATTTTCGTAAAGGTCACCGCGCCGAAACTAAAATGCTTTTTTATCGCTTTCTCGATGCTTGCTTTGAGTGGGCTGAGGGGCAGGGATGGGATCTTGAGGAAGTGATTAATCTCAAGCGCGAATACAATCGTTCGCGCGCCGACCACAAACTTGAAAACCGCTCCAGCGAAGAGGGAAAGAAGTTTTAATTATGTTAACCTGCATAAGCCTCTACGATGAAAGCGGTAACATGCTTCGCCCTTGGGCCGAAAATGGTTATATTTGCTATTGCTTTGATCTCAATCAAGAAAACCAACATATCGAGCGGACAGGTTTAGGAGAACTGCATTTTATTCAATTAGATGTAATGGATGATAGTATGGTTAAAATTGTATCGAAACTTCAGCCGCATTTTATATTTGGTTTTCCTCCCTGCACTGATGTTGCAGTATCAGGCGCAAGACATTTTGAAAAAAAGTTTAGTAACGACCCTTATTGTCAAGCAAAGACAGCTGACTTAGCTTTTCGCATACCTCAACTGGCTCAAATTTCTCGGTCTATTTGGGCCTTTGAAAATCCTAAATCAATGCTGAAACATTATATAGGTGATCCAGATTACAAATTTGATCCGTGGGAGTTTGGTGGTTATCTTTCAGAAGATGATGTTCACCCTAGATGGCCTGATTATATTCCGCCGCGCGATGCTTATAGTAAAGAAACTTGGTTGTGGGCAAGTCCAAGATTTATTTTTCCTCCCAAAGCTCCGGTATACTGTCCTCCAGGTTGGTCTCCCCAAACAACTAGGTTGGGAGGAAAGTCAAAAAAAACTAAGCAAATTAGATCAGAAACTCCTAGAGGCTTTGCAAAAGCCGTATTTTTAGCAAATAGAGTTAAGGAGAATTAATAGAATGGAACACCATAGTATTCCTTATTCTGAAATTACAATCGCAGCTAATCGTCAGCGTAAGGACTTTGATCCTGAAGCTATTACCGATCTTGCTAACTCTATTTCCACAGTCGGCCTGCTTCATGTGCCGATCCTCCGTGAAACCCCCTCCGGGTTCGTTCTAGTCGCCGGTGAGCGCCGACTGCGTGCTATGGAAACAATCTGGATATGCGGCGATGGGGTACGCTATAACGGCCACTCTTATGCGCCGTATGAGGTGCCGTATTCAACTCTGGGCGAACTCACCCCGCTTGAAGCTGAAGAGGCCGAACTTGATGAAAACCTCAAGCGACGCGATCTTACGTGGCAAGAAAGGTCAGAGGCTTTAGGGCGTCTCCATGCCTTGCGAATGGCACAAGCAACTCAAGCTGGCGAAACTCATATCATTGCCGATACGCTGAGGGAGATTGAAACTACTGATTATTCAGGAGATAGGCAAGCTATTCTTTTAAGCCAGCATTTGGATAATCCAGCAGTCGCTGCCGCGCGAACGGTTAAAGACGCTTTTAAAGTCATTAAGCGCGAAGAGGAAAAACTAAAGGCCGAAGCTCTTGCAGAACAAGTAGGACAAAATTTTAATTCTTCTGCTCATACCCTTGTCCACGCTGACTGCCTCGAATGGTTTACTCAATGCCCTGACAACACCTTCGACGTACTTCTCTGGGACCCTCCCTACGGCATGAACGCACATAAGTTTGGTGATGCGGCAGGTAAACTTTCTGGAACAGTCCATGATTATGACGATAGTCCTCAAGCCTGGAACGAACTCATGCGACCAGCGTGTGAACAAGCTTTTCGCGTTGCTAAGCCACAGGCTCATGCTTATATCTTTTGCGACTTCGATCGCTTTCACATGCTTCGACAATTCATGTTAAACGCTGGATGGGATGTTTTCAGAACCCCACTTATTGTGTACAAGCTATCCTCTGGCAGAATCCCTCGCCCTGAACATGGGCCTCGACGCCAGTGGGAAATGTGCCTCTACGCAATTAAAGGTGACAAACAAGTCACTGGAATTTTTTCAGACGTTATCCCATGCAAGCTGGAAGAGAATCTATTCCACGGCGCGAACAAGCCAGTCGAACTCTACGTCGATCTTCTTCGTCGATCAGTCAGGCCAGGTGATAGCGTTCTTGATGCTTTCTGTGGGACGGGAACGATCTTTCCTGCAGCGCATGAATGCAAGGTTTATGCGACAGGGATTGAGAAAAGTTCTGAATACTACGGCATCAGTGTCAAGAGACTAAACGCTCTCGACGACGAACCTTCAATGATTTAACTCTGAGGTCCACCATGCTCTTACCTCGTGGGCCTTCTGACGCCCGAATGATGATCGTAGCTGATTGCGTTTCATATCGTGATCTTCAGCTAAATTGCATTCTCAATGACAGAGAATTTGATAGAATGCTTGAGGAAGCATCAGTTGATCGCGCGCGGTGCTTTGTCACTGCTCTTATCCGCGGAGAAATTCGTTCTCAGACCTTTGACTATCAAGTCGCAATGTCTAAGAACCAAATAACTCCCGACCATTCTTCCTTACACAATCGCTACGTCAGAAAGGAACTTCTTCCCTATGTCGAGGCCCTTACAAGAGATATTGATCTTGTCAAACCAAAGGTCATCCTTGCCCTCGGCAATGGTCCTTTGTTTACTCTCACCGGACGTTGGGGGATTAAGGCTTGGCGAAGCTCAATTATTGAATACACTTCTCCGAATGGGCATAAGTGTCACATTATCCCAACGTATCCTCCGAGCTTTATACAGTCGGTATGGAAAGAAAGAAATACTTGTGTCTTTGATATTCGCAAAGCATGGAGACTTGCTACAACCGATCAAGAAATCAAGACACCCGAGTATAACTTTCTTGTCGAACCTTCATTCTCAAATGTGATGAATGTTCTGGATGACTTAAAGAGAAAGGTCGCGCGCGAGCCTCTAAAACTCTCTGTGGATATAGAAACTCGCGGAGGACATATTGCTTGCATCGGCCTTGCTTGGTCTGACGTAGATGCACTTTGCATTCCTCTTCTTCGCGCCGTGAGCCAAGAAACTCCTGATTGGCAGTCTCGTATTCATTACTGGCGTGAGGAAGAAGAAGCTTATTTAATGTTCCAGCTGTATAAGCTCCTCTCACATTCTAACACAAAGGTTATAGGCCAGAATTTTATATACGATGCTCAGTATTTCCACCGCTGGCTTCTCTACATTCCAAACTTTCTCCGCGATACGATGTGGACACAGCATTGTATGTTCTCGTCAATGCCAAAGGGCCTTGATGTTCTCTCTTCTTTTTACTGCGATCATCATGTCTATTGGAAAGACGAGTCGAAAAACTGGAACCCTAAGCTTGGAGAGAAGCAGCTCTGGATTTACAATTGCATTGACTGTGTTCGAACCTTTGAGATCGACACTAACCAGCAAAAGGTTATTTCTGACTGGCGCGCAACCTGGCCTGAATTACAAAGCGTCCATGACTTCCAGCAAAGCCTTTTCTATCCAGTTCTCACTACCATGAACAGAGGCTTACACGTTAACAACGAATCCAAGGCTCAGTTATCTTCCGAACTCTCAGACGCAATTGCCGAACGTAACGCTTGGATAACGGAGGTCTTAGGCCATGAACTTAACATCAAATCGCCAAAGCAAATGGTCGATCTTTTCTATCGCGTCTTTGCTCAAAAAGAAATCAAAAAGCGAGGAACACTATCACCTACCTGTGACGACGCCGCGCTCGAACGCATCGCAGCCAGAGAACCTCTTCTCTTACCTCTCTGCGATAAAATCAGGGAACTACGTTCACTTGGAGTTTTTCGATCCACGTTCCTTGAGGCTCCAGTCGATAGTGATCTTAGAATGCGATGCAGCTTTAATGTCGCTGGAACTGAAACATATCGCTTCAGCTCTTCAGAAAACGCCTTTGGCTCCGGAATGAACCTTCAAAATATCCCATCCGGCGACGAAAGTGACAATCTTCCTAATATAAAAAAACTCTTCCTTTGCGACGAGGGTATGGAGTTCTTCGACATAGACCTTGACTCCGCGGACCTCCGAGTTGTAACTTGGGAAAGCGACTGCGCGGGGATGAAGCGCTACTTCGCCGAAGGGAAAAAACCCTATGTGGAAGTTGCCAAGAATTATTATCAAGACGACTCGATCGACAAGAACCACTCGGCGTATAAGTTATTCAAGGTTATCTGTCACGCTAGTAATTATCTTGGCACATCCAGTGGCATTATCTCTAGGCTTCCTAAGAGTGCAAAGAGTGGAAATGCCATTACATCGCAGATGATTGATACCATCCAAGAATGGTACTTTAAACAATTTCCAGAAATAAAGGACTGGCAAAATCGTGTCATATCACAGCTCAAACAACACCGCTATGTTCAAAACGTCTTCGGTTATCGTATCTATTTTTTCGATAGACTTGAAGGCACCATCTTTAACGAGGCTATTGCTGCAATCCCCCAATCAACAGTCGCATGTCTTATCAATCGTGGTTACAGAAATATCTTCGTCAACGAACCTGAGATTGAGGTGCTTCTTCAAGTCCACGACAGTCTCGCGGGCCAATACCCCATCGCCGCGCGAGAGACTGCTGTTAAAAAAGTTATTGACCATTGTTCGATCCCGTTGCCATATGCTTCTGGCGAATTAATCATACCAGTTGGGATCAAGACTTCCCAAGTCTCGTGGGGGGACTGCGCTTAAATGTCCAGTAAGCGTCACTTTGATAATTGGATTTCTGCATTTATGGATTATGCTTCTTTTTCAGAAGCGCCTAAACACATGCACTTTTGGACTGCAGTATCAACAATCGCAGGTGCGTTAAGGCGTCGCGTTTGGATTGATATGGCTTATTTTAAATGGCATCCGAACTTTTATATCATACTCGTCGCGCCACCTGGCATTGTCTCCAAATCCACAACAGCAGGGATAGGAATGTCCCTTCTTAAAAAGGTTCCAGATATAAAATTTGGACCTGATGTAGTAACATGGCAAGCATTAGTAACGGGCTTTGCGGAGTCCTCAATGGCCTTTGAACTCCACGGTGAATTTCATACCATGTCAGCGATGACTATCGAGTCCTCCGAGTTCGGCAATCTTCTTAACCCTTCTGACAAAGAAATGGTCGATCTTCTCGTATCTCTATGGGACGGCAAGCCTGGTCTATTCACCAAAAAGACCAAGCACTCTGGCAACGACGATGTAGAAAATCCTTGGATTAATCTAATCGCGTGTACGACGCCTTCGTGGATTGCAGGAAATTTTCCAGAATATATGATCGGGGGAGGCTTTACTTCCCGTTGTATATTTGTCTACGCAGAGAAAAAAGCACGGCTCGTAGCATATCCTTCAGAAATTGTCCCTCCTGACCTCCTCGCGCTGGCACAGAAACTCGTAGAAGATTTATGCCAAATCTCTATTCTCGCTGGAGAATACAAGCTAACCCCAGAAGCTGTTGAATGGGGTAAGGCTTGGTACGCTGCACACTATAATGACAAGCATATTCACCTCGACGATGATCGTTTTGGCGGCTACCTTGCGCGCAAACAAACCCATATCCATAAGCTATCAATGGTACTAGCAGCTGCTGAAAGTGATCGCTTAGTTATAACAGCAGAACACTTAGCTATCGCAAACCAAATGGTTACAGACCTCGAACCTGACATGCAATTCGTCTTTTCTAAGATTGGAAAAAGCGAAGATGCTGTTTATGCAGAGCGTCTTATCTGGTATGTTGTCAAGCGCGGCGGGTGTCCATATCAAGAAGCCTATCGCTTTGTTCACGCCCATTTTCCAAAGATGCAAGATTTCGACGCCATTATGACTGGCTCTATTCGCTCTGGCTATTTAGTGCTAAAAGCCAAAGGTTCGGATACTTGGCTTTATCCCGGCAGCGCGGCGGTCGATCAGACCAAAATAGCTGCAGAATAATTCCCGAGATTTTGAAATTTCAAATTTTCGGGATTTTCAAAAGATCAGTCCCGCCAACCCTTAATAACTTCCCACGGAATTTCTTGACCGCAGTTTATACAACAAACTGGATCGACCTCGTGCGACCCAATCCAGTCAGGATCGATTCCCCTCGCAAGACATTCTTGTCTATGCTTCTGCCACTTACGCTGCATAGCCCAGCGAAAAGCATCATGGGCTTCTTGGGGGGTTAGGATAGTTCTCTGAAAAACCATTACGCACTAGGAGAATTAAGAGCTAAAGGATAATGCCCTCCAAGCCATAAGCGAATAATATTCGCCCAGGCGTGACATATAGCTGCGCAAGTTGCAAGTGCAATGGTATAGCCATAGGAATTTGCGCTCCAGCTTGTTCCAGTAGCTGTATTAGGAACACACAGCAATCCACATTGATAAGGCCATTTACTGGACACGTTAGGATTGCTTATATTGTATTCATTCAGTTCCATAAACCAGTGCATTGGGCGAAGGTGTAAAGCAAAGGTTACATTAAGTGTATATTTCAAGCCCACTACCAGTTTATTCCCGTCGATTGTCAGCATCGGCTCTGCGATCAGTGCAGACAATTGTGCATCTGTCGCTGCGTCTTCGCCAGTAAGACCGCTAGGGCCAGTGAATATACTCAGCCCTAGCGCGTCTAGTTGGTCAGCTATTGAAGTGGTTATAGTCATGCTGTGGTTGTGGGAGTTGCTGGCATGCCGCCAGGCGTCGGATCAGGAGAAACTGCCAACAGCGCGTTGGTCATATCTGTAACCTGCTGCTGCAATGCTGCGATTTGTGTATCCTTCGCCGCGCCTGCACTTATCAGTGACTTCACCTGATTTGTCAAATCAGTCACCTGACCTTGCAACTGTGTAACGGTCTGCGCATCGCTCGCGCCTGTAGCCAGCAACGCCTTAATCCGATCTACTGCGTCAGAAAATGCTTGAGGAAGTGCCATAGTAATTTCCTTCTCTATAAAAACCCCTGCTTCTTCAAAAGGCTTAAAAAACCCCTTAACCAGATTGACAAGTTTTTTCATAAACGAGGTCATGGTTTTTCACCTCTTGAATCGTCTCTGGAGTATCGTACTTATTCGTCTGATCTTCAACGTCCGTCCCGTGAGGCTCACTATATGTAATACCCTTAGCCAAGAGACAATAATCATGGATGGTGCGGACAGTTCCTGTCGTACTTGTTGCACACGATGTTAAGCTGCTCAGCGCTAGGATGCTGGACAACTTCATCAGCATTTTGTACCGCATTAATAGTCTCCGATTGACTTTGAAGTCGCTCTGTCTGCGCGCCGATGGTTTGGTTGGCTTGAGCAGTTTTTTTCGTATGATTGTGGATGATAAGAAAAACCACCCCGCAGAGAATAAGCAGTCCAATCCCTGCAGTCACATACCTCCCAATAGGAGATTTAACTGCATCCCAGATCACCATTAAAACCTCAGGCATTCGAAGTCCCTTGCATCGTAGCTACTGCCTTTGCCGCGCCAATATCTTTCGCTCCAATCATAACCCCAATCGCGCCTAAGACCAGTGCATATCCTGTCCCAAATGATGATGGATCAGGAACAACGCCTTTAGCAATAACGTCCCAAAGGTAAGGAAATGGATAGATTAAAGCCGCCGATGCGCCGACTAGTCGAGTAAGTTCGATCTTGCCAGTGAAGCCTTGTAGTGCACTTAGCATGTTATATCCCCCAAACGGTTAAGCCAACCATATTCAAAAATCTCTTGTGAAGGATTATTCTCAGCAATAGATATATACCTTGCAGCGCGCAAGCCTTTAACCCCTGCAAGCAAGACATTTTCGCCTGCCGCGCCTCTTGCTGCCTTATACCCCGCAAGCGCTTGTATAGTCAGCTGCCCTATACTCCCATCAACCACTATATCAGGATAATCCGTATGCTGTCTATTCAGCACATTTAGAACCCTTTGAAACGCTATAGTCGCAGTCTGTGACCCGCTATTCACACCAAAGTCAAAGAGCTCGTTGGCCAGCACTGGAAAATAACCTGCAACTTGGTCAAACCCTGGCTTTGTCCAGTAATCAAGCTCGTATATGGATCGGGCAGTGGCTTCTGGTAAATCTCGCATATCTCCGTTATAGCCGAAGGCACGCGCGCGCTGCTCGGTGATGCCAAAGTTAGTTGGCCCGCCAGTATCGGCAGGATTATTAACATACCCACCTTCTCTCATTAAAAGATCATCAATCATTTGATCTATAGTAAGCATTTCAGCCCATTCTTTTCAAAAGGTTTGTCTGATCTTCAGGAAGCTTTTTCTTAACTCCGCGATCAAAAGCCTGATGTAAAAGAGCATTACTCTGAGCAACAGCCGTTGCTGCAAGTCGTAAAGCTTGCGCTGCTCTTTTCAAATCCTTAAGCGCTGCAAAATTTTCTTCGCTGGGCATTAGCGCAACCTATTCTGTATACTTGTAACAGCTCCGGTTAACGACGCGAGAGAAGACGAGAGTTCCTTATCCATTTCCAAGCGATTTTTATCAAAGTCCAGTCTCCGCTCTTCCATTAGCTTCTCTTGTTCAAGTCGTCGTTCTTCGAGATTTTCTCGCACCTTATCTGTATGAATATCTTTCCATATCAAAAAGGCAATTACAATACCAAGCCCACCAAACTGACTTAGATCGTGAAAGATTGAAAGGTCCACTTCATAAACCCTTACGCAAAGTCGACTTGAGCTGTCATACTTACAGATGAAGAGGCAATAATAACTTGATCTACCACCCTACGAACTTGGATATTTAAAGAACAGCCTGTTGAGCCAGTAAGACTCCTCGAAATAGTCCATGAACGAGAAGTTCCGAGAGAAAGCCATGAGCCTACTGGTGAGCCTGAAGGAGTCGATCCACTTACTAGAGTAGCCTGAATTTGATAGTCAGTATTTAAGCCGTATAGTAACCAAGTCCAGTTTCCACTGCTGTCAGCAGCATTTCCTCCATAACTCGCACTTCCATCAGAATTAATATCATAAAAACAAGAAGCTACTGACGGTTTAGTAACTTCGCTTAGTATAGAAGCGCTAACTAGACTGACTTGCGTCAGTGGAGCAGCTGATCTAAATCGAAGAGCTTGGATTGGAAACATTATTGCTGCGCCACCGCTACAATATCCCACTTCGTATCAGCAGCGTTATAGATAGCCGCAATGTAAAGTGTTTTTCCAGCCACAGTTGTTGTAGGCAAAGTCACTCCAATTGCTCGATACTGAGTACCAAAAGCAATCGTTTGTGCAGTTCCATTATCCTTAATGCGAATAACCAGTCCCCAAGCATCGACAGCTATTCCTGTCGGATTGGCTAAGGTTAATGCCACTGCTTGCGCGGTAATATTTACCTGATCGTTTGAGAAGTTCGGAGTAACTGTCGCAGCTGAAGTAACAGTCTGAATTTGCGGAGTAATTGGCTTAGCACCGATGGAGTTATAAGAAACAGTAACTCCCGTTGCGCCGTTAAAGGTTGAGCCTGACGCTGCGCCGTTACCTGTATTAGAAAGAGTTAGCGGGAATGACGTACTTCCACCGCCACCCCCGCCTGCTGCTGCAATAGTAATTGAACCTGCATTGTTTGTAATAGTAATGTTCGCGCCAGCTGTTAATGTAGCTAGCGCAAATCCAGCTCCATTGCCAATCAATAGTTGGCCGTTAGCGGCAGTTGCTGCGTTAACCCCCGTTCCGCCGTATTGAGCCGATAGTGCCGCGCCGAGAACAAGAGAACCCGCAGTTAGCGAGCCGGTAACGCCTAGCGTCCCTCCAATCGTCCCATTGCCAGTTACAGATAGCGATCCTGCGCTAATGGCTCCAGTGATAGAAGAACTTGCTGCCGCGAACGCACCGACGTCTGTAAGGTTTTTTCCATTCCAGTCGATATTGGCTGAAGGTTTTCCTTGCCCATCCCGCGTAATACACAGAGAAAGTGCAGAAGCTAGATCATTAATAACTGCGTTATAGTAACTAGATACAATGACCTGTCCTGCGACAGCTGGAAAGTCCGGTGCGCCTGGAGGGACGTAGTTACCTGAACCATCGAAAGGCATTTATCAATCTCCAGTCAAATGCTTGCGAATAGCATCTGCAATTGCATTGCGAGTAGCTTCGTTATTGATAATGGCAGGACGAGTTCCTGACAGAATGCCTTGCGTAAGTCTCTTTACTCCCGGCATATACACCGCCGCGCCGCCTCCCCCAAGTGCCGCCGCTACAGTTGGGTTGAAGTAGCCAAGACTACTAAGCCCTCCAAGAGTAAGAGCCGTATCCCTTAGTGGAGTTCGCTCTGCAACACTTCCTGAACCCATAATGTCTTGTGCAGCCATTGAATAAGGCTGATCGAAAGCGTTACCACGGGACGTATAACCTTTATTCGCCGAGGTATCGAATTTTTTGATACTAGTAGTGTACTGGCTCGGAGAGTAAATTCCTCCATTCGAAGCCATTGCACGATTACTAGCGTCTTCAATTCTAACCTTCTGTGCCCACGTTCTTTCGACGTTTTTAAGGTCAGCTGCTACATCAGGAGTTTGTCTTTGCACAACAAATTGCATTTGCTTGCGTGCTTGCTCAGCGGCTCTCGACATATCCTGCGCGGCAACCGAACCTTGATTCTCCGCTTGCGTAGAGAAAAGATCAGTCAACGCTCTCAGTCTTTGCGACGCCGCTTGATAACCTGCACCAGTATAATTTCCATTCGCATCTTTAAACAGCCCAATTGCCTTATTAATCTCGCCCATCATAGCTTGCTTTTCAGGCGTATCTGCAAGAGCATTAATAGCATTAATACCATTGTTAAACTGATCATCTACCACACCGCCAATTTTTGGCTTAATAGTGTTATAGAAGTTATTAGCCTGAGTATTGATATAATCATTCAAGGCTGGCCCAGCTGGCATCCCTTTTGGAACGCTACTGCCGATATAACTCAAAGCTCGATTGGCGTTATCAATATTAAAGCTCTTAACCGCATTAACCTGTGCTCCCTTGGCAAACGGCACACTACGAAGAGTTTCTTCGGCTTTACCAAGCCCAAGCCTCTGTAACGTAGTAAGATCTACTCCAGAAAGCTTAGCAAGGTTAGCAATAGTTTCGTCACTAAGAAGAGGAGTTACTCCTTTAGCTATAGCTTCACCACCAAGACCACCAACCGCGCCTCCAGCAGCACCTTCTATCGCACCTTCCCCGCCTTGTCCTACATTCGCATCATTAAAGCCACGAATACCGCCATAGCCTGCAGAGTTAGCAACATTTCCTAAAGCCGCAGCCCTTCCTTCACCACCCAAAAGCGTAGCAAGCGTATCTGCTGAAACTCCCGCAGCTTCCAGACCTTTCAGCGCAGCGCGCGAAAGTCCTCCCATTCCAATAAGCGACCCACCAATATCGCCTGCCAGAGAAGAACCTGGGTTATCCGCACTCAACATTGCGAATTTGTCTTTATCATCTTGCGGCATCGCTGCCTTGACCAGACCCAAAGTCGCCGCGTTTCCAGCATTTGCTACAGCAGCTGCGATAGGATTATCACTAAGCATTGCAGCTATATGACCAGCAGTTGATAGCGGCTTATTACCAACAGGAATAGTTACGTTTGCAGGATCATTTCCATGATTGTAACTATTAACAAAGTTTTGAACACCTTCAGGACTGAGATTACTCGTCGCGCCTCCAGATAGATACTTTGCATCCATCGCTTTGCGAAAGTTTTCATAATCCTGCGCAGTCAAAGTGCCAGGTGGATGTGCTTGTAAAAAAGCAGTATGCTCATCCTGATAACCCTTTGGGAGTTGGATAGCTTGTTCGGTAGTAGATAGTTCCTTATCCTGTTGAGGAGGGGTGAAGGGAGTATTCTGCGCCTTTTGATCTGGCGTCTGACCAAAATCATCCGCAGTAAACTTTTGATAAGCCTGTTTAGCCTGCGGAGAGATCAACGAAAATATATCTGCATTAGGTCCAACAGCTTGTTTGAACCTAAAATTCGCTGCATCAATTCTACCGCCCAAAAGTTGCGCGGCAGTCTTAGCAGCCGAATCAAACCCTTCTGGACTATTATTCAAAGACAAAACATTTTGCCAGTGTTCTAGCGAAGAAAGTGCAGGATCGTTTCCACCCTTAAATGCCGCTGCTAATTCTGTAGCTACTGCGTCGCGCGACTCTTTCGCTGCTGTATATCGAGGGTCATTTTCAAAGTTCATTAACGCTACATGCGCGGCATTTTCAGGCAGCGACAGTAACCCTTGTTTATAGTTATTAAGGTTCTGCGCATCATTATAAAAAATACTAAGATGCTGAAGTGCCTGGTTCACGCGGTCCATTGTTCGACCATCAGGACCACTAGTAAACGATTGCAAGGCAGCTTGCCTACGCTTGAATGTAGTAAGATCAAATCCTGGATCGTATTGCGCTGTGTCCTTAAGCAGCTGCATATACTGCGGCGAACGATAAGAATAACTACTGCCCGGCGGCACGCGACCTTGGTCAAATCCCTGAATAATAGCTGCATATCCAGGGTCTTTAGTTTTAAGAAAGTCTTCACCAGTAGGAGCGTTAGGATCATTAGCTGATGTAACATTGGCAGGAGGATTAAGCGGATCATAACCATAACGCTGCTTAAACTCTTCGCGTTTAATAGCATTTCCAAGTGCATCGTTTTGCTCTTGTCGCCGTTCCGAGTCTTGCCCGCGTGCCGCAGTTTGTGCTGCCAGATCGAGCTGAACCGCGCGCGGATTTATCAAAGTCGGAAGCCCATCCGATCCCATAGTCGGCGGAGCAGCTAATCCTTGTTGATCTACATTCGGCTGCTGTGTTTGTGACTGCTGTTGCTGTATCTGTGCCAGCATTGAAGGATCAGTAATCGGCGGCATTATTGACCATCCGGGTTATCATAGGGAACGCCATTAATCATCCAATAAGGCTTACCATTGACATTACCGTCAGGTGCTCTGGATGATTGTGATTGTGAGAAGTTTTTCACATAATCTTGTGTTTCGGCTGGAAGATGGCTTAAAAAGTTGCCACCCATTCCAAGTGCTCTATCTACAGCACCTGGACCAGCATTGTATGCTGCGGCTGCTTCTGTAGGGTTGCCATTATACCTTTGCAGCATTGCTGCAGCATAATCTCTTCCCACTCGATCATATTCTGCAGCACTGTCATTAGCCGCTGGCGTAATCCCAAAGCCTGGATTATGTGCCGTCGAAGGGGTTACCTGCATTCCGTACATTGCGCCTTTAGGGCTAATAACTGGCTGTCCGTTAGGAAGAAAATCGCGTCCTCCACTTTCTACAGACTCGATGTTAGGAGCAGTAAACGGCCTTCCAGCAACAGTAGCAGCTATGGCTGCGCGACCAGCTGGATTTACCCCAATAGGCGCCGCGCCTACACTTCGAAGCAGTGCGTTAGCCGAAGTAGCATCAGCAGGTACTAGCTGCGATACTTGACTCGCTACCAGCTTCGTCGGGTTAATCTCTGGCTTTCCCGTAACAGGGTTCCTTACAACCGCATCATTAGGACTTCCAGGATCGTAGCCACTAACAGCAGCTTGTGACTTAGGCATTACCCTCCCACCGAAGGTGGTATATTCTGCACCTGACTTTTGTCCTGCGTCTAGCGCGTCAGCATAAGGTTTAAGCCTATCAGCTAGTAACTGATTTCCGCTATACTTTTGTACTAAATCCTTTGGTGACATTCCACTATTCACATCTGCGTCAAATTGTGCAGACTGTGTTTTATAAGCATTAGTCAGTGCGGTATTATACTGATCACTAAGCTTATCTGCTTGCGCTTCTAAATGCCTTCCAGCCAGCGCATCACCGATTTGTCCTAGAACCTGAGTCCAGCTTCTAATTCCCGGTTGCGGTTCTAAACCCATTTGAGTATAAGCATCAGCAAGCTTACGGCGCGCCTCTTCTCTTGCCTGAAGATTCTCAAATCCAGTTGGAAGTGTAAATTTTGTAGCAGCCATTTACTAAGTTCCTAAATAAACGGAATTGCCGCGCCACCGATCTGCGCCAGTCCACTTAGAAACGCATTAGAGTTCTGCATTTGTGTTTGGTACTGCTGCATCGCAGCGTTGTACTGGTCTGCAGTAGCTTGATAGATCGGTGCTGCTTGGACCGTCGCGCCGCTTGCTCCACTCCCAAACTGTGGCATTGTGACTTGATTACCAGTCCTCAGCGCATTCAGTTCATTCAATGGTTGATTGCGGAAATAATCTGCCTCTGAAATCGCCTGTTGCTGTGCCTGATTTGCAAACTGACTACTCGCTAATCCCCTTTGAAACTCGTTTTGCTGTTCCGCGTCACCGGCAAGTAGCGCTTGAGTTCTTTGATCGTTAACGCTGCGGTTGAAAGCATCTTCATCAGCTGCGTAGGCCTGCGATCCATTTGTAATTCCTTGGTTCGCTAGTCTTGCTTCCATCGAAGCGCGATCTTGGTCAATCTGTGGCTGCAGTCTTGCCATGTATGCATTAGTGATCTGATCGCGAACGTCTGTTCCGTTATTGGGATTAACACTAGAAGTAAGAGGATTAAAATTAGCCGCAGTTTCTGGAGTACCGACTGCGTTGGCGACATAGCCAATTCCCTGGCTTGCTAGGTTATTAAGCGACTTCGAAATGCCAGTTTGCTGATCGAGCAAGGTCTGCTGATCTGGACTTAGCGTCGTAGTAGCTGTAATCCCAGGAACTACAGTACCATCAGGAAGCTTTTCTCCCTTTGTCGGGTCATAGGAATACGTCAGGCTGCCATAAGGCGTAACCTGGTTCGGACGATTGAGATATGAAGTCGCTAGTGCAGCGTTTTCGTTCGCCGCGCCTTGAGCAGTTGCTGCTGCTGCGTAATCAGGAGGTGCAGGTGCTGAGGGTTTGCCCACGATAAGCTTCCGTCAAGTTAAGCCATTTACACTGATCTTTAGTCATAGAGTAGATCAGTAAATCTCCGTTAGGAGCAGCATCCTTGAGGGTCGCCTCTAAGGTAAATCCTAAATGTTCATCGAGCTTCTGAGCTGCGATATTAGAACTCTCAACTATACCTAAAATTTTGTCAACACCGAGCTGTTCGAAGGGATAATAAAAACAATACCACAAGAACTCTCGATTCATCCACTTGCGGCCAAGTCCAGCTAAGTGTCCTATAATGGAACGACCATTACAACTTTCATAGAGACAAGCTGCGATCGGACCTTTATCATCGTCCCAAAGTCCTATGACTTCGCCGCGTCCATTAATCCACTTCGTCCCTAATTGCTGACAAATCCAAGGACCAAAAATATCATTATGATGGTCTAAAACTCTTTTCACAAAATTCCTGCAGCCTTGATAACCAGATCGCTAGAGGTCCAAGTAAAATTACCAGAGCTTGCTACGATCTGTAATCTCAATGAGTGCATATAACCAGGGTTATTAGGCACCGTTGTCCACTGAGGTTCAAAAAGACTTACCCCGGCATCCCACTTGCCCGAATCCCAAAGACCTGTATCCCATATTGCTCCAGTTCCAACTGGAGTATAGGAAAATTGTGTCTGGCCGTTGAATGTATTAAAATCGTTATCAAAGGCCATCATAATTTGGGCCGAGCCAGTAAACCCAAAATTTGGCCTAATCATTTCAATACGCTTTTGTGAGTGCATACCGAAATAATTATAAGCTTGCGCACAATTCGCTACAATCGGCGCTCCAGCATCATTACTTCCAACCCAAGCTTGGACAGTTTTCGTTCCTGCAGTGAAATAAAGATTCCCGTTAAACTCTATCCATGAAGAAGCATTCCAGCCTGTAAACCTACACCACGCTTTAGTCGTAGTATTCATTACATACTGATAAGACAGCACATCTTGCTGAACAGGTACGTTCACGATTAGTAAATTACCTGCCTTATGAATAATCATATCCCAGCCAATTACTGACGAATATGACGTTGCTGCGGTAATAAACGCACCGTCTATATTAAAGCTAATACTCGACGATCTATCAATAATAGTTGATTGAGCAAGCTTCGATAGCGGAATGATCCCAATAGTGCTAAGATATAAAAGATCTCCACCATAGGCCAAAAACGGCTTATCTCCTATCGGCAACGGTACGTCGAAGATACCAATCAATGACCAGGTGGAGGAACTTGCTGGGTCGATACCTTGATAAACAGCAATTTCACCGTTAGAAGTAGCAATGACAAACCGATCATCAACACCAAAGCCAAAATCAAGTGTCCAAGTCCCGATAGCGACAATGTGACCTCCCTTTCTGAAGAGAGCCCCTACTGGAAATAGCGTCGCTGGTCCGGCGATAGAGTCAATTCCGAGATAGTAAAGGTTTGTAGAGTTTTTCTGAATAGCCCAGATACGGTGCTTGTGCGTAGCTACATAATTCCACTGAGTAGTGTCCGCACCAGTAATGGAAGGATTACTCCAAGTCGTACCGTCGTAGAGAATGGCTGCATCGGAACCATTTACGCCAAAGAGAAAATTCCCTCCAGCCGTAGCCATCATCGTAGTTTTGAAGAAACCTCCAGTACAAGCAAAAACTGACGCGCCGATAGCACCGCTGTTCGTCACATCGTAGATGCCAGAAGTCGTTGCTGCAAATAACTTATTTGTAACAGGACCATTGTAAGGCAAAAAAGAGTGCAACGTCGCTGGCGCGCCTGTAGCCCAATTAACACTTCCATTGCGAATAACTACGTCTTGCACACCCGGAAAAAAGTTATCCAACTGAATTGCTTCAGTTGGTCGCATGTTTGCTAGATTACCTCTTGCGTTCCAACCATCATACGGTGCTAGAAGTGTAGTCGGTCGCGCAGTAGCCTCGTTCGGAGGTGGGATCATGCTTCCACTTCTATTCGCTATCTTAATCCCACGCATCAGTTATGCACCGGCCAGGTATTAGTTGGAACCATCACTCCAGGTTTAATCTCATTCGGATATGGATTAGCCAGATCAATACGACGCTTGACCTTATCCTTTGCGATATAGTTATTCAGTAATTCCCAAAACCTACTTTCATCGACTTGGTAAGGAAGTCCCTTAACCTGCTTCCACCTGAACATTAATCCCTTACGAATGATGTTCTCAGGCAGAATAAAAAGATCGGTGTCAGCCGTGATACTAGACTTAAGATTACCATTAGCGTCAGTCACTAGCCACTTGCTCATGTATTCAAAAGCAATATCATCTGACGTAGTGCCAGGAACTGGATACAATAGTAAGTGATTCTGCCTAATTCTAAATTTATACCACGTCCCTGCGCTTGGCAGTGCCATTAACGCCTGCCATTCACTTTCATCAACCGGACCTGTCAATGCTCGCATCAATGTCCGGTCGAAGAAAGTCTCAAATATAGCAAAAGCATAACCATTCGGCGCGAGGCTGTCCATCGATCCCTGATCCATTCCAGGAATAGTCGAAAAAACAGCCTCTTGTGTAGCTACGTTATACTTTGACTCTCCTGCAATATCATCTAAAAGTTCTTGCAAAATAGCCAATAGCTGTTGCGTCTGTGTATCCGTAGCATTAACCACACCTGAAGGTACAGAGAGTGCGTGTATCTGACAGTGATTTTGGATCACAGACAATACGGACATTTAAGCATCTTCCTTTTTAGAAGCTTTGACAGTCAATGCCTCTACCTGTGCTTGAAGTTTTTTAATCTGAGCATCACGCTCCTTGTCGCGCTCCTTCAGCTCTAGGTTCTCAATTTCCAGGGCATTCATTTTTTCTACAAGTTTGCCCTGTTCGTTGGAACTTTCAAGCCAAATAACAGCCTTTTGCTTCAGCGCTCGCGCGCCCATCCCCAACCGCGCGAGCGCTTCTTCGTTAGCTTCGGCCAGCAATTCGACTGTCGTAATGCCCATATCTAAAAGCGAATTAACCTGAGCTGGCGTAACACTCGGCCAATCCTTAATCGGCGCGCCAGTCTCTGGCGTTTCCCGAGAAGCTTTGTAATCTTCGTACTTCCGCCTATAGTGATGCAGCCAACTCTCTGGAACGCGCTCCTGCTTAACGCCTTCCTCAAGGTTAGCAAGCCAGTCATCGACCTTTTTTTCGATTCGATCTTTCGTCCCAGCAGGGGTTACAATTGCGTAAACTACATCATTACCAACGTAGTGCCCAGCCTTGATAGTCGCCGCGCGATCTTCTTCTGGCCTAATTTCAAACCTTACATACGGCGGTTTAGGTTCATCAGCCACTTAAAACTCTCCGAGAAAATTCCCCCTCAAAACACTGCCAGCGGAGACTTGAGGGGTAAATCCCCGCTGGCAGACCAATAGCCGAACGCTATTAGTTAGGTAATTGCGCCCTGAGCAATCGGGCTATTAAGCTGGACGACGTTAAAGAAAACCGTACCGTTATTATAAGTCGCGGTCACAGTTCCATTAACCTGTCCAGTAGTAGCTGCGCTCAAGGTCACAACGTTGCCTGATGGATCGATGTCACTTACAACCGTAGCAGCAGCAATGCCGGTGCCAGACAAGTAAGCTCCAATAAACCATCCATCGCTGTTGGGAACAAACAGCGTCACTGAGCCGTTATTAGCAAAGCAGTTACTCTTCGCAACAGTCTGCGAAGCTGCGATCGCTACTCTAGCACCAAGCAGCTGTTTGCTCGCAGTCTGCGCGCCACCCTGCCCAGCCGCCGCAATACCCAAAGAAGTATTCGCAGCTACCGAAGCATTGCAGTTAACTGGCGCAACGCCGCAGACCATGAACCAACCATACTGACCTGCAGTAAACGAAGTCATTGCAACGTAGATCGACTGACCAAGGTTAGCCGTATTCGGCACCTCAGTCATCTGATGCAATACAGCATTACCGCTGATTACTGGAGTATCAACGCAGAGTCCGCCCATGCGAATAGTTCCATTCGCCTGAGCGTACATAATCTCCGCGCCACCCCAATACTGATCAACAAAGGTATTGATCAGCCCAGAAGGCATTCTCGCCGTTGTGTCTGGAAGACCAACGAACGCTGCTCTCTGGGAGCCCACAAGGGGAGCAACTGAACGAAAAGTCATTTCAAAGTCCTTTCATATTCCCGAAAATTTGGATTTTCAAAAGTTCGGGAATTTCCTATGCGTGAATGACGCCCTGCAACCTGCGGTTGGTGCAGACAAGGTTGCCCATCCAGAGCACCGGGATAACCGCTGCGTCTTGGTTATAAGGCTTCATCTCGTCCTGCACTGACAGGTTCGCATCACGATGCACCACCAGCTCAAGGTAGTCCGTATTAAGGAAATACATATGAGCCGCTGGAATACCGCTGCCACCGTCAAAGATCACGTCGCAGTTTTTATACTTCAACGTCGTGAAGCCAGCATCACCATCAGTCGTATTGGTATAACGCTTGATAGCAACCTGCGAGGCTTCGTAGAACGTAAAGTAGTCATTCGATGCAACTGCAAGATCAGGCTGATCGTCGCCGCGCACCTGGTTCAACCATAGCGGAAGCATCAGACTGGTTTCCATAGTAGTCGCAGACGGTGTGACTGCACCACCACCCTGAATAGGCGCTGCCGCAGACTGCACCGCGTTCGCCCAGAAAGGCCATGCAGAAGAGTCAATCCCTCCCACAACGCCTGTTCCGGCATCAGCCACAAGCGCCTGAAGACCGCCAATCTGATTCGGCAGCGTTCCATCCGCATAAAGATCATACGAAAAGTTATTCTTGAAAGTCCGCATGGCATTTTTAATGCGAGCCTTTGCAAGCTTAACAATCGCAAACCCTGCGTTGTTGCTGCGAAGTTCCAAACCAGACGCAACGATGTTCAGCGCAATCTGTCTCCACTGAAACTCCGCAGCAGTGATCACATCACTCTGCTGAATATTCAGAACATCGTAACCAGAATAGCGCTGGTAAGTGCCATTCGCATTGTAATCAAGTGGCTGAGCAATCGTCAAACCACCATCTTCCAGTCGAATGTTACCCTTCTTTGTCAACCTTGCATAAAGCGCATTATTGCGCGAAACGTTGTCTTTCACGTCGCTGGAGTGATTCCTCCAGGTAGTCGCGACCAGCTCCGTGAAGACTGAACTAGGAGTCGCCATTTGTCAGTCCTTTTCTATCCTAACCGCGTTCTTGGATTGCGGCCATTGTTTCTTCGAGCGTGTCGTCCATCGAACCTTTTGGAACCGTACCGTTCCGCGACTTCGAAGTTACGTCCACATGATCGCCCATTGCACGTTGGCGCTTGGCAGCTTTCTTGGCCGCTTCGTCTTTTTGAGCGGATAGTTTTTCGGCTGTTAGCCGCTCTATCTCTTTCTCACGAAGATCAGGCCGACCCCATAGCGCGCGGTCATAGGCGTCTTGGAGACTTGTCGCAGCTCCAGCGTTAATGATCTTGTTGATGTCGTCAGCAAGTTCATCAAATAGCGGGTGATTACCGTCATCAGCAAAAGCGTCGATTTGCGAGCGAGCAACTGCGCGGCGGCGTTCAATTTCTTGGTTCTGGGCAGAAGATAGACGATTTTCAAGTTCCTGGAAACGTCTATCATAAGCAGCTAGTCGGGGGTCTTGAGGTTCTCCTTGACCAGCTATATATTCGAGAAAATCCTTGAGAGGGATATTATAGCTTTCGAACAGTCGCGCCGTTAGTTCAAGCTTCTGAGCAGGAGTACCGCGCGAAAGGAGGTAATGATTAGCTGCAAATGATTGAAACAATCCCACAGGATCGATATTTTCTGCGGCCAAGATTGGTGCATAAGGTTCTACTACCTTTGAATATCTTGCGCCTAGATCAGCCGCTTCTCGATACGCATTAATCCCGCGCATCATATCTTCTTCACGCTTTAAAATCTCTTGCTGCGCGCGCGAAGGTATCTTTGCCCAATCCTCAAGAGCCTCTTTTGTCCAAGTCTTTGGAGCCCCTACGTCTTGGACAGCTTGCGAGTTGACTACCGGCTCGCTCGAAGTTTGGGCAGGAGGTTCAGCCACATCAGCAGTCTCGGTGCTGCCGGAAGACTTATCCTCCTGCCCCCCAGCAGTTTCGTCCGTTCCCTCGTCAGAACCTGCCTGTCCAAACAGTTCTTCAGAGATTTCCGCAGCACCAGCGGCGACGTCGAAATCTGACTGGGTTTCTTGTTCTTTCTCTTCGTTCATAAATCCCCCCGAGGGTTACTATCTTCGTTCGACTGCTAAATCACAGTGTGTGAGTTCGTTATAAAGTCGCTCTTTCTTAGCCGATGGAAGAGCTTCAATTTCTTTTTCGATGGTAGCGTCGAGCTTTCGATCAAGAGAAGCATCCGCAGCTTTTCTATATCTTTCAGCTGCCTCTTTTTCTCCAGTTTCCAAAACTCGGCAGTCATGGCGCTTGAGATTCTCTTCGTGGGCGCGGCGGGAATAAATATGCTGTCCAGTGATAGGACAACAATAATCTGTCTGATCTACCGCAAACATAGGAGTAGAAATGACCCGCCGCGCCACCGATCCACAAGAGCAAAAAATTTCCTCTTCGAATTTGGCTAGAGGAATAACGCGCTCGAAGATCTTTCCTGACCTCTCGCACTTAATATCATAAAGCGGCATTAGTCACTCTCGCTATCGTCGACAGACTGCACCTCTTGCCGCATCATTGCCATTCTTTGCTCATGTTGCAATGCAGAGAACTCTGCTTTCTGTGCCAGCTGCGTCATCTGGTTCTGGGTTCCAGCGACCTTAGCTTGCATTTCTTGCATCTTTAGATTATGCTCAAGAACAGCCTCTGCCTGCGTATGTTCAAATTTTTGCTGCTCTAGCTGCTGCTCCATCGACATTTTAACTTGATCATTCTGCGCTCGCATTTGTTCTGTCTGTGCCTTCGCGCTTTCAGCCATTGCCTTGGCTTGGTCTGCTGGATCAGGGCCCTTAGGCGGAGGAGGCTGCATCATGTTGATAGCATCTTCAAGCTGCGAACCGAAGTTATACCTGCGCGATATGGTAAGAAGCATCTGCTTCGCAACTTCCATAGGCATGACTTGTTCTTGAACAAGCGGCGCGATACCGTTGAGGAACTGACTAAGCGCATTGAGCAGATCAGAAATATCTTGTTTATCTTGACTTGCCTCAGCATCAATTGTCGAGTCAGTTTCTATATCAATTTTGTAATTAAAAATAAGCCGATTCTGCAGCACCTGCATTATCTGATCCCACGAAGGTGCTTGCATTGCCAAAGCGATTTGCGGTGGCAGTTGCGGCGGTGCAGGAGGTTGAGGAGGCTGCGCTGGGGGCTGTCCAGGCAGTTGGGGTGGTTGGGCTGCCGCAGCTTGCTGTGCCTGTTGCGCAGCTTGCATTTGCTGCATCTGAAGCTGTTGCTGGACTTGGGCCTTTTGCTCTTCGGTCATATAAGGCAATCCAGTCATTTGCTGAATTGTCTTTAGATCAAAGTTAGTTGCAGCAATTTCAATAATAATAGAAACAGCATCTCGACAGTATCTCTGAACCTCCCTCTGCATTCTTCTTAATCTCAGCGTTCCCCATTGCTGTTTAATTGTCTGCGCAGTGGCAGTCTCCGATGCGACTGTCGAGCCCCGAAGAATGTCTGAGATTCCAGTAATCTCATAAATAACTTGTTTAACCTGTTCCCGTTGTTGGTATAGACTCTGTGCTGTAACAGCCAGTTCTTGCACGGGAACCGTCCACAAAAGCTTATCCATCCCACTACCATCTGGCATGGATTGGCAGTTCTCTACAGGCACCATCTCATTATCATCTGCCTGGAGCATCTTTTCGATGCCCTCGACTGCCGAGTTATAAGCTCCGCGAAACTTGATTGCTTTAACAATCGCCTTGAGCCGCCGCGTTAACTCGTTCAACTCACTAGCTTGCTGTTTATACTGTTCATAAAGCGGAGTCGGAACAAGCGTCGTAACCTTCCGCATGAAATTCATAGGCTTCGGGACAGGGAAAAAGCCAGTCAATTTCAGCGGATCATCAGAATACTTCAAAATAGTATCAGGCGCGAGAGGTGAGATAAAAAAGACTTTCTTTGTTCGCTTATCCCATATCTCATAAACTTTATAAGTCCTAACCCCCGTAAGCTCCTCACGATCTTGACCTTCGACAGCATTATCTCCGTCATCAGTCGAACCACCAGTCTTTCGAAGATCTGTAAACTTAGCTTTTTTGAAATTCTTTTTTAATTCATCGCTGGACATATCCCATTCGAAGCCGATCCAAGGAACCTTTTTCCAGGTCCGAGCGTAGCCGTGGATAAATTTATCCCATCGAACGGCTTCGCCATAAACGCACTCTTCGCCATAGCCATTCTCGTGAGCGAAATAGCGAAAGCGGCTAAGCCCGCGATTGACTAGAACCGCATCAAGAACAGCTTGCTGCGTTAGATCATCGAAACAGTCAAAATCTTCATCATCGTTATCGAGAAGAAACTTTGCAACTCTCGTACATACTTCAGAGACAGCTTTACCAACCGGATCAGGGTCTTTAAACTTCCTCTGAACCATTGGGATGGGAAGTGCACTGTAGATAGCAGGAACAAGCGTTTCAGTATTAGAATAAAGAATAGCAAAAGGTGTATTTTCAGGCTCGCGCGCCTCATACAATTTAACCACCTTTGCCCCGCGCTCACGATACTTCTTTTCCCGCTTCAGTGCGTCTTTAATCTCGGTCATCCACGCCTTGATAAAGTTCGTAGGATTACCCTTTGGCCCGAGTTCGGTTTCGTCATCGTCTGTAAGATCAGGCATCTAATTGACTTTCAAGTCGTCGAGATTTGTTCTTATTAACTAGATCAATGAAACGCATTTGATTTGGCAATAGGGGCATTTTAAGTGGTGCAACAGGAGTTATTAGCTTGGGTTTCCAAGGCCTCGACATACAGGCATAACGAATTTCATCCGCAGCGTGATCTTCTCCGTCAGTGTCAAGGTCTTCAGTATTCTTTTCGTCGTGCTGGAGAATAGGAAGTGTGCGAATCGTATCTTCGCAACTGTCTGCGACGTAAAGCATAGGAACGCCGTTTTCGCCGCCAAGGCGCTGACGTAGCTGCTCCCACCCAGGAAGTCGTTTGTTGTCGGCGCGGCGCCAGCGACAAATTGCCATACTCTCTGCAATAGAAGGACCACCATTTCGGATAAAGATAGCTGGATCAGCCACAGCATATCTAATTCGTTCATTTCGTTCGAAGTCTATAATCTGTTTCGCAACATGATCTGCAAGCATTCCTAGACCTTTATTTGGTCCACTTGCCCCGTACCATTCTCTATAACGAAACAGCGCGCCGAAAGGCAAAGGATCGATTTCCGGCCAAGTCCCGTCACAAATAGCCCACCAACCTACTGAAAATGGCTTAGCCGAACCCCAGTCAAATGATCTAAACCTAACTGTCTGCGGTGGGGCGTATTTTATATAATCTCTATCCTTGACATGCTTGGCCTCGTCGAAGTCAAAATACGCTCCATCAACAATATCCCAATTGCCTTCTAACCACGCCTTAACCAGTGCCTCTGAGCCTGACTGCCTCAAGCGAAGCACATAAGTAGGATCATTACGCAGCAATAACATATTGTCGCCAAGCTTCGATGGGATAAAGACTCGTTCGAGTTGAACAGTTCTTACTTCTCCATCAATCTCGACTTCACATTCTTCGGTGATTAGTTTATACCCCTGTGGTGCGGGGTCGATATACCTCGCCTTTACCCAACTATGACCCGGACCACCAGGATTACCAGTAAGACGCATACCAACAGGTACACCACACGAGCTGCGGAGGGTTGCCCTGAGCTTGTTGATTGGACTTGGACTGGCGAAGTTGGTAACTTCTTCCACATAAACACGCGTGTAATTATGGCCTTGATATTCTTCAGCATCAGAGTCCCTTTCTAGGTAAACAAATTTAAGTCGCGCGCCACCGGCCATTCTCCACTCAGCTTTTTGCTCATTGTACTTAGCACCTAGCTTTGGGAATATCTGCTTCGTTCGCGCGATTACTTCAGCAAGCTGCTTAAACTTTCTCCGAACGAAGATACCAATAGCCGCTTCGCCGTAGGTAGAAGAGTGCTCTAGCCAGTCGCCAATAGAGCCTTCTGTCTTTCCGCCGCCTCGCGCGCCACCATAGAAGACCTCAAAGACTGGACACTGTATAAGCGCAGTCTGAGGCCCTTCCTGCGGAGCCCATATGACAGTTTGCTGATTCACACTTAGCGATGCATCTTTTCGAGGGTCTCTGCAAGCCTCGCACGCGCGCCGAGTTTGCCTCCAGCCTTTGCTGCTTTATGCAGCGTAGCTTGCGGAATAGTTTCGCCTTCCGGAATCCCTAGTTCCTTATGCAGTGCGCCAGGGTGCTTGATTGCGCTCTGGATAAAATGCTTCTTTGCCATTTTCTTTCCTTTCCCCTCAATAACTACGGACCGATAAGACCATGACCTGCGGTTGAATGTAAATCGTCTTTTAGCGCTTTAATTGTTTGAGAAATGTTTTGAAGTGCGGCTTCTATAGCAGCAATTCGCGTAGCTGAGGCAGTTTGTTCTGACTGGATATAGGTAGAACTAAATGTGAGTGTTGCGCCTGCCACATAGGTAGCTAGAGAAGATCGAAGTGCGGTTCCTGTATCTGTCGACCAACCAGTCTTTCGCGCGGTCACTACTTGCAAACCGTTAACTTTATAAACCTTACCGGACTGTAAGGCGATACCTGTCGAGTCACTAGTCCAGATCAGTGCAGAGTTTATTTCAAAGTTATGAACTAACAGAGCATCGTAGATAACTCCGGCAGTTTTGTGGACATTTAATCTAAACTGACGTGTTTGAACTCCAGAAGTCCAAGTGTAAAAGTCATTCGTAATCTGATTGTTGGTAGTGTTCCATAGACCAGAATAGTCAGCAGCAGCAGCTGCACTGCCAGAAGGACCAAAGTTATGATTAGACCCAGAGTTATTAAGCGAAAGTGTTGATAGAATATTTTCGGTAACAAAGCTTCCAAGGTTACCACGTAGATATATAATAGGATTTGAAGCAGCTATAGAAACTCCAGCACCTTGTTGGCCTCCGTCTATGACTGAAGGAGAGTTGCCTTGGATTGGACCTTGACCACCTTCGGTATAGCAGCCATAAACGCGGTTCTGTGAATTGGCGTTTAAATAAAGTGCCGCACCACCAGCCCTTAATGTCATCCCGTTAGTATAAAGTGGTATATTCAATGGAAGGTTCGTGCCACCTGCTCCAAGATAATACCATACAACCACCCCTCCGATGATATTATTTGAAGTTCCTACTGGTGGATTGACGCTGGCAACAGACTCTTGTCCATAACCAACTGCCCAGCGAGAAGCTCCATCTGAAACTACCGACGGCGGGACACCAGTAATTAAACCACAATCAGAGATCTGACCTCCAATATAAGTACTTCCCAAGAAGGAAGTTTCATTTCTTCCCCACCTTCGACAGGCAGCAGTTTCTAAATCCACCACTACCCAAGCATTAGAGTTTTGACCTGTCTTCCGAAGCCCATCGCGGCAGCCGCTGACAGTGCAACCTACTAACCTAGTCCCGTTGCTATTTCCTGCAATACCGCTCGATCCGCCGTCATCAGCATCGGACATAATACCATCGCCAGAGAATCCGTCGATGTTAATGTTATTCCCAACCATTCGCGCGCGAACGTGGATGCCATTATATTCACCTTCGGTAGCAGTATACCCACCCGAAAGTCGCATGTTCGCCATTGTAAAGCCGTCTCCGCCTGTACCACCTGCGGAGGTATTGTATCTTTCTACAGTTATTCCGGTAGTTAAATCTGACCACTGAAGCCAAGTGGCAGATACAATATCAGACTTTGCTAGCGAAGGACTGCCTATTAGAGGAAAACAATGGTAGATGCTGAGGTTCGTAGTACCGAGAAAGTACTTTTTACCCATGCAAAAGATTGGCGGCCCAGCACGGTAGTAGCCATTTGAGGTAAGATTAACCCCATTCGCAAATGACCAAGCAATAGCATCTACGAAAGCTGCTCCATCATTGGTAACTCCATCACCCTTGGCACCGAAGCTTTCTACAGTTCGCGCGCCAGCGAAGCCGAAGTTAACTGCCTGCGGAGAAGTCCCGTTCCAGAAGTAAACTATGCCTGTGTTCTGATCTATCGCAATCGGCGAGCCAGAGCCATAGGTAGAACCAAAGTCTGGTTCTACAGGAGACCCATTAACAAGATTAACCCAACTCGGAGTACCCACTTAATACCCCGCATCAATGATGTAGAAATTTGTAAGAGTTCCTACAAACCCGTCTGGAGTAAAAAAGCCAAATTCGCCAGTTCCGTCACCGACTTCATTGGTAAGGAAGCCTTCGTAATGACCTGGGACAGTCTGCGCGGGGGCAAGAGCTACACCGGAGCCGAAATAAGGTCCAACACTTCCAGCGGTTCTAGTAAGCAAATCCCACTTATAGTAGTATGTACGGCCTGGAGTTAGGCCTAAGCCGCGCTCTCCGCCTACGATGTCAAAAGGAAGTGTCATAAAAAAGTAGCTGTTAGCTACTCCAGTCGAATTCGCCGCGCCACCAGAGCATGACCAACCTGCTCCATTAAAATTAGCCCAATGCCAAGATTCTTGGTTAAACGGGTTAGTGAGGTTTCCAGAAAATTGCGGGTCTGGGTTCATACCACCTATTACCAGCTCTCTAACCCCATTCCTCGTACGAAGATGGTAAGAGCCATAACGCTGTTCTGTGATGATCAGATCAGCTGCCATTTGCGATCCTTTTTACTTGTCCGTGCTCGGAGGCCCATTCGTCTGAAGATTGAGCCTTGGTTGGGAGCTGAATGACGAATTGGTTGACGTTGTTATTGCCAGCAGTTCGCGCGCCGAAGCCAAGAGCCTTGGCTGAAATATCCAAAGCTTTCAGCGCGAGGTCAGTGTTTTGTGAAGTTTCTAACTTCTGGGCAATAATATCAAGCGACTGCCGCGCGAGGCCATTGAACCTCTCTTCCATCGTAGCGATTAGAAAAGGATCAGTAATCTCCTCGCGCCGCTTTGCCAAAGCAGCCTGAAAAGCATCCGAACCTATGATTCTCGAAATCCAAGGAACCGAGCGATCAAATCGCTTAGCAAGTTCGTTTTGTGTGATTGTTGGCTCAGCAATAATTACATCAATCATTGCTTCGTGCGAATATCTTGTCTTTCGAATACGTCCATACGACTGATCATAGCCCTTGTCTGAGGCAAGTCCTTGATGCCTAGGGTGATTGACGCTGTACCAGTCTCTATCCCGCACCGGCGCGCTATCGGCAGTAATTAGTTTCTCTGGAACCTCTGTCCCAGGAACTACTACTCCCTCAGCTATCTTCTCATAGTCAGGCACGACACTTACCTCTTTTCGACCTTAAAATTCGCGCGGCGGGTCGGGGAAGTCAATCCCCTCGCGCCACCCTCTTCGATTCCTTTGACCCTCCTCAAAGCTCTCTAATCTCCCGAAGATTTTAAATTCCAAATTTTCGGGAATTTTTCCCTTTTATTTTTATTTAGACTTAGAGGGGATTTGGAGATGGGAAAGAGGCAGAGAGTGGTAATGGCCGATAAAGGTGCGAACGCGACGACCCCTCCTGCCGGGAAGATACCCCGCCAAGCCATAGTGACCGGTCGATTTACGGAATAGGCTTTGAATGAGAGTAGTGGGGATAGAAAAGATCGGGCCGCGCGGCGATGGGGATTGGTAGAAAAGAGCCAGGGTTGAGCGATAGTAGAAATGAACGACGCGCCTTCGATTAGGGAAATCGTTAGCGTCGCGCGATCTTCGATCATGGGATGTCTCTTAATGGCTCGTCGGGTATCCGCCTATGTCTATTAGTATCACTACGGGGGGTACATTTATCCCTGAAGCCGTGGGAAACCCCCGCGAGTAACGCCTGTATCACTAGTAACCCCCCTCTCTCTATTTCCGACACAGGGGGATTCACGGGGAGGGATCGGGGGATAGAGGTGGGGACCGTAATGATACGAATAGACATAGGGGGATGATCGAGGAGCCCCTAGAGGGCTCCCTAGATAGGCAGAGGAGAGGGGTTTAGCGCTTGGAGGGGGAGGGAGAGAGTATGAGGTTGCGCGGCGAGGAGAATGACGGAGGTTGGTGGCGTGACATGGCTCTAGAACGCGCGTGGATGGGGGTAGGACGCGCGATTTGAGAATTTGGCTAGGGAGGTAGCGCGGCGGCGCGGACCCCCCGCAAATCGAGGGACATAATGAGAACGGAGATGTTGTAACATTACGTTGTCAGAGGAAACAAAAACCGCGCTAGAGCTGGGATAGCAACTTAGCGCGGTTCTGGGATAGTTATATAGATAACTCTCAGCGCCCCAACGCAATGCCGAGAATGCGGTAATAAGCGCTTGTTTTCGGCTGCCCGCTCGCGTCCCATTGCTTGACCAACAGCATCGCCTTCGTGCGCTCGGCGTCCAATTTCTCTGCAACTTTAGCCATCTCTCAACTCCCTTCAAAATCACAGGTTAGGGGAGGGTTAGTCCGATGAACAACACAACTGAAAATGTGACGACCATTAGAACTGCTTCGCGCCAATGGATTGCCGCATAGGCGGGTGCGCGAATTAGACGGATACGAGGGTCAGTCATTGCGGAATCTCCATCTGTGGAAAAGAGGCGCGACAGCCTAAACCATCGCGCCTCAATTCTAGCCAATCGAATTACAATCCCAACTCACCCAACAGCGCGGACGTATCCACTGGCGCTGCAGTCGAACCGCGTTCCGATTTGAGCTTTTCGATAATCGTCGCAATGGCAGGAACATTGCGCAGAGCCAACTGACCCGCACGATCCATTGCGTCATATCGAGCGCGGATTGCGTCATGGTCAGGAGCGGGCTTTTTGCTCTTCGCGGCCATGTCATTAACCCACTGCTCAAACGCGCGGAAAATAATTCCCGCGACCGGACCCGAACCATCGCCGGAACGCTTCGACCAATCTCCAGACTGAAGCCGTTCGGCGACCGAACGCATAGCCTCGAATTTAGTCTTCGCATCCTTCTTAGCATCGCCGGTTAGATCAGCCTTCGGCATAGCCGCCGCATCGCTGATCTTCTGAACAATGCCGTGGTTCAGCGCACTAGAGCGAATTTCATCGCTCAATGCGGCTGTGTCGATTGTGAATGAATGAGAACCGCCGACAGTGAATGTCAAAACCGTTCCCTCTGACGACACAGCAATAACGCTATTCTTGCGTGACATAATCAACCTCCATTTGCGCGGGTGAGAAACGATGGAGAGCCGCGCGCCCATTTCCATCTGCGAGAGATAATACGCTTTTGAGCAGAGGTTGCAACAACTATTTTTGTCCCAATGCGGGATATCTCCAGCGGGTGAAACGCGCCGCGCAACCAAATCTCCGACCTCCATCCTGGCTCTCTTAATTCGGCGAAATTAACGTTGCGTTTAGCTACTAAAATCGTCAGTCCCGTTGCATTTAGCTACTAGAGTTTAGCTTGGCGTTGATATGGCTTTCATAAGCAAAACCAAAAGCGAAATAGGAAATTGCGGGGGATTTGAAATTTCAAATTAGAGGGGATTTAGGAATCGGCTGCGCGGCGACCTTTTATATCCCACGCGCGCGTGAACGGCCCTAGTCTCACCTGTCATTATCTATTGATTGACGCGCATCCCTCATCCATCAATGGTCGTAAATGGCACGATTGCCAAGTTTTTATAAAAGGAACTGTTCCCAATGATTGAAGATAACGAAGATGACTTCAGCGACTTTGAGGACGAAGCTCAGCCCGAAGGATCGGCGAACATTGATCCGCCTTCGCTCTCTGGTTTCCACGTCCTGGCTGGCGATGGGTCGCATCTTGGGACTTATGGAAGTCGAGAAGATGCAGAAGCCTTCGTAAATGGGCATCTTGCTGATCACGAAGGCGTAACCATCGTCGAGAGTTAAATTTTCAGCTAGGCGTAGGAGGAAGACCCCTCCAACCTCCTCTTCCTCCTACGCCGACCCTTTTTCAAGGCTGTTCTGTCCAAATGCCTTTACAAAAATCTATCACCCGCGAACATCGCATTTATCTCGCACTGTGGCGCAAAGCCCTAAATGATGAAAAGTGGGACGGAATTATTAACTGCTCTTCCCGTCAAATGGCTATTTCCATGCGACAGGGAATGTATCGAGCAATTCGACCTTTTCGTATAGGCGAGATGAACGATATGGAGCTGCAAACAGCAGCGGAGAAGTTTGTTATTGTCTTGCATCAGGACAAAGCTGCAGGGACTGGCTTTTTAGAAATAAAACCACGTCTAACACTTGCGGCGCTGGATGCAATGTTCGACACTCTCGGCATTGATGAAGAAGATCTTCTTCTCGGCGACGAACGCCGCGCGAATTTAGACCTTCAAAAACTCCTCGAAGAAGAACCCGAAACCCGCTCGACACCTTTTTACACAAGAGGAGAGTAGAAATGGGTTTTAGTCCTGAGTTCGATGCCCATCCTAACGATGGCTTTATTATCCTCGATAGGTTTAATCAGCCCTGGGCGCGAACGCTATTCAAAACCAAATCACAAGCACTTCAAGCGCTACAAATGTCGCACTGGAACAATGACGATCTTCGTCACTTCAAAATTGTTCCAGCCAAATTCGATTGGGATAAAGGTGAAATATGCTCTATTTCTTCTACGGACGAGATGGAACTTTCGGACCATTCACCAAACTCGAAGTCAGAATGATATTGGTAGGGTACCATGATCGAAAGACAATACGGCAACATCGTATTTAGCTGTGATGCAGATACAAGATTCTGGGAGGAGGCTTTTGAGGATGCTGGTTGGCGCGCCCGCAAACATCGCGTTGGCTTAAAAGAAGAAACTCGTGGGCTGGCATTACCGAAACCCTAGCGCGTTTCCGAACGCTTACCATCGAGCGCTTTTAAATGCTTGTCTCGAACCTTCTGTTCCACAAGTCATTAACTCCTTCCCAAATCTCGCTAATTTAAAGGTCGAGGCCGAGCGTTTTCGCTGGTTTCGCTGGTGTATTCGCCAGCGACCATCTGCTGCTTTTGAATTGGCTAGGCTTCTCGATCAATTTGAAACTCGAACCTTTTATAAAGAAATAGAAGGTAGATTTATTCTCTTTCTCATAGCACAACCAGATGTTCTTTCAGAGTTTATACGCCTAAATCCACAGCTTAGCGATACATTCGCAGCATGATCGCTCGCGCGCGGATTGTTGTTGTCAATCGTTTTATTTTCCTCGCAGCCGTTCTCCTCCTATTGACTCTCACCCTCGCGCTATGAGAATATCTTCGCGGACACTATTTTGTCCAAAGGAGAAATGAAAATGGCAACTGAAGCTGAAACCGCAACGAAGCCTTCAAAGACTGAAAAGGTCTCTGTCACTATGAAGGACGGTCGCGCGGTCGAGTTTAATAAAAAGCAAAAACTCGTAAAGACCTCGACTGTCTCCGATGACGGCTCTGTCTCTGTCCGATTGGATTTCGTCAACGGCGAGACCCGTAACTTTATCCCTCGCGATGATATGATCGCACGCTTCGCTGCTCACGGTATTGAGCAGAAGCTTGGCGACGCGATTGCAGGTGAAACTGACATCAACGACGCTGTTCTTTCAGTCGATGATCTTATCAACCGCCTGAATGAAGGCGAATGGAATATCACTCGCGCGGCGGGTTCTTTCGCCGGAACGTCAATTCTCATCCAGGCGCTGGTCGAGGCTTCTGGCAAGTCGGTCGAAGACATCAAGGCCTTTCTCGCCAACAAGTCTCAGGCGGAAAAGCTCGCACTTCGACGTTCGGAGAAGCTCAAGCCCATCATCGAACGTCTGGAAGCAGCCAAGGCCAAGAACTCCAAGAACGCTGTTGACACCGACAGTCTGCTTGGAGAGTTGGGACTTGGTGGTGCACCAAAGACCACTCACAAGCACAAAGAAAAAGAACCTGCATAGTCTCCGATCCTATCGCTAGGTTCTTCCCCGGCAGTAGTTAGTCCCCCTTTTCTACTGCCGGGGTTTTATTATCTCCAGCTTATAACAGCTATTGTATATTGTCGGGAATTATGCGACAACATTCCGACGGCCATTTTTCCGTCAAGTGGAGGTTGGAATGACTACTGAACTTGATCCCTTTTTTGCCGAACTAGAGGCCGAGATCGAAAAGGCCAAGGCAAAAAGCAGTCTTAAAAAAGACGCTGAAAAGCTTCGCAAGGACGCGAACAACATGCGGCTCGAAGCTCATATCCGTCGCCGCGCCAGCGAAGAACTCAAAGCACTACAAGCCATCCTCGATGCTACAGCCTGGAAGCCGATCGCTATCGGCGCGCTGTTTACCGAGCAGCATTGTGATGGTTGCGATACCATCCATCGAACTTTCCTCCAATACATGCAACAGGAGCAAAAAATTTCGCAACCCTCTACAAAACGCTGGGTTAGAATATCTACTCCTGAACTTTCTCTTCCCCACGAAACCATTGTACAGCCTATCCGCACCCATATCTGTGCTGCTTGCGCGCCTGAACACGGCTTCGATGCGGACTTTCCTACCATCCGCTTAATGCCTTCTCTCGGTACTCTCACCGTTTCCTCGACTTACGTACAAGGAGATATAAATGCCCAGAACGAAGCTGATTGATCGACCACGAAAGGTCGAAGTACAAATACCTTCTTCTGTCTGGGATAAGGTTCAAAATGAGCTTTATTCCGATGTGGAAGGTAAAATCCCATTCGGCGCAACATCGCGCCTTGCAACGCAGTTGTTTATAGATTGGCTTAAGGCTAGAAAGGTAGCTATATGACTTATTTAGTTACTGGAACAAATCCGCGTTTAGAAGTGCGCAAGTACACTATTTGGGATACAGTGAAAGAAGCTATCGACGATGCCGAAAAGTCTATTAAAACAGGTTTTACAGATATTATAATCTGGGAACATTATGCGACTCCGGTGGTAAGACCAGTTATAGACTGGAAACATCGGACTTCTTCTTCGCATGACCGAAAGGACCACCCATGACCAAGATTGAACTGGTGGCGCTTGCTAACCGCTGCGAACGCGCCTTAGGGCCGGATCGGGAGTTGGACGCGCGGATCGTCGAAGCACTCGGGTATCGGCGCACAGTCGAACGAGAAGGCAAGGTTTGGCGCTACTACGGCAGCGGTCCTCTGGGGAATATCGAAAGATTGGCTAAAGCAACTTTGCCGCGCTACACCGCCTCCCTCGACGCCGCAATGACGCTGATCGAGCCGGACTGGGCCTTCAGCATCGACAATGGACCGTGCCACTGGATTTGTCTTGGCGAGGAGAAGCCGATGGGCCGGTGCGACATCAAATATCCGAAGCCGGATTACGACGGCGAAGGTGATAGCTGGATCACCGTAAGGGCGATCGCAGCAACCCCCGCCCTCGCTCTCTGCGCCGCAAGTCTAAAAGCAATCGCATCACAGGAGGATGACGCGAGCGAGTTGGGCGACGAAAGCACCGTCTCGGTATGCAGGGACGCAATCGACGAAATCGACCGTCTCAATGCACTGCTGGGGGAGGCGAGGGATTATCTTCAGCGGTTAGCTGACCATCAGCAGAATACGCGGGGCGATATGCTCTACAAGGGCTACGCAGACGACGAGCTGATCTCCCTCCTCACCAAGCTCGGGGAAGGCTCGCGCTGCGGAGCCGAACAATGAACAACTTCACACCTACAGAAGAGCAAGCAGCTGCAGTTGAATCTATTATCAACTGGTTTCGCGGCGATCCGAATTACTATGTTCTTAAAGGCTATGCGGGAACAGGTAAAACTTACCTAATGACTTATCTAGTCCATACAGGCCTGGGTAATCAATATCATAAGCCAATTTTGCCTTCCCGTATAATCTTCACCGCGCCAACAAATAAGGCTGTTAAAGTCCTTCGCAACTATCTCGACGGCGCGGGGCTGCAAGAATGCCCTTCAGCAACGATCTTTTCCCTTCTCGGCCTTAAACTCATGCCCAATGGCGAAGTTAAAGAAATTGCTTCGCCTGAAGAACCTACTGATCTTTCGCGTTATGATCTTATCGTCGTGGACGAATCGTCCATGATTAATCGCTTTCTTATGTCCGAAATCGAAAAAGCATTTTCAGAATGGAATGTCCCTTTTCTCTTCATGGGTGATCCAGCCCAACTCCCGCCAGTCGGCGAGCCTTTTACTCCTGTCTGGAATATTCAAGACCACTCAACTCTTACTCAGGTAATGCGATATGGAAATTCTATGCTTGATCTTGCTACTTCTATTCGTAAGGTGGTGGACCATCCTTTTCCATCAATCAGGATTGAGACCGCGCCACCTGTTTTTCGCCTTCAAAAGTCCGAATGGATGGACAGGATTGTGGAGAATTTGGAACATCTTAAATCCGGGGATGCTAAGGTTATTGCTTGGAGAAATGTTACTGTCGATACTTACAATCGTTTTATACGCAGTCATTTATTCGGAGTAACCGCGCGCGAGCCCTGGCTTCCAGACGACAAGATCGTTGCAACTGCCCACCTCAAAGGTCTAGATGATGAAACCTTTATGCGAACAGATGAAGAAGCCACAGTCCTCGAAGTTGTCCGAGGCTTCCATCCAAGATTTAATGAATTCGAGATTTGGAACCTTCTCGCACTCGACGAGACGGGGAAAAAAGTCACAATCCGAACCCTTACTCCAGAAGGACAATTCGCGCTGAACAATCGTTTAAACGAATTGTCAATGGAAGCGAAGCAAGGCAAACGCTATAAATGGGCTGAATTTTGGAGGCTAAAAGAAGCCTTTAACGAAGTCCGCCACTCCTACGCGATTACTTCTCATCGTTCGCAAGGTTCTTCTTATACAAAGACTTTCGTTGATCTCGAAGACATTATGCTCAATCGCAATCGCAATGAAGCCTTTCGATCGCTTTATGTTGCTTGTACAAGACAAAGAGAGGAATTATATATCAGCTAGAAAAACAACAATGGACATCATTATTCCCGTAAATTAGAATTTTCAAATTCTCGGGGGATTCCCTTATGGTTCCGTCAGTTGAAACTACAATCCGCATAGCTGAGCTTCGGCAAAAGGCTAGGGATGGTACACTTACTCTCGATGAAATGAAAGAGGCAATTGCCTTTCTACGCCAAGAAAGACTTGCAATGCCACAGACGAGTTCGAAGCCTCGAACCAAAGCCGCGCCTATTGATCCAGATGCGTTGCTTGGAGAGTTGGGACTGTGAACTTTGGCATAATCTGCCTAGTGATTTGCGTAATCGCCTGTCTAATAGGACCAGACGAAGAGGAAGGACTATCCGATGAATGAAGCACTTTCGCAATTTGAAATCTTATTCCTAATGCTAGGCTTGTTACTTGGAGGAATATTTGGCTTCGCCTTTGGCCGCGTGACGAAGCAATGAGCCGTCCTTATTTTCCTGTCGCTATCGACAGCACACTTCTCGCCGCCTTTCGCTCATGTCCTCAGCGCGCCTATCGCCAGTATATAGAGCATTGGAAGCCTGCGGCAGACTCTGTCCATCTAATAGCTGGAGGCGCATTTGCAAGCGGAGTGGAAGAAGCTCGCCGCGCTTATTACGAAAACTCAATGTCTAACGACGACTCAGTTGCGGTCGGACTACGCGCGCTTATCGACAAGTATGGCAACTTTGAATGTCCGCCAGACAGTGCAAAATCGCTGGAGCGCACTGCGGGCGCTCTCGAATTTTACTTTGAAAACTATCCTCTCGGCGGAGATGGGGCTGTGCCCATCACTTTCGGAGATGGAAGAAAAGGAATTGAATTTACTTTCGCTCAACCTTTGCCGATCAATCATCCAGTCAGCGGTGATCCAATCCTCTACACTGGACGTGCAGATATGATTGCCGAAGCCTACGGCGGAGTTTACATCTATGACGAAAAGACAACTTCTAGTCTTGGAGCTTCTTGGTCCAGACAATGGGATCTCAGATCGCAATTTACAGGTTACTGTTGGGCGGCGCGCGAGTTTGGCCTTCATCCCACTGGAGTCTGTGTCAGGGGAGTTAGCATCCTTAAGACTAAATATGACACAGCCCAAGTCGTCTCTTATCGTTCGGATTATGAGGTCGAAAGATGGCTCAGTCAAACTGTCCGTGACGTCGGAAGGATGATCGAGTGCTGGAAAGAAGGTTATTGGGATTATAATCTCGACCATGCTTGTACGGAGTATGGTGGTTGCGCGCTCGCGCCTGTTTGTAAATCCGCCGACCCTGAAGCTTGGCTTAAAACATACTTCACCAAGCGCGTTTGGAACCCCCTCGCGCGCGAAGAACAAACCATCGAACAATACGAAGCAGAAATGAAGGAGTGGCAAGGTGAAATACCTTCGGAAATGGCTCCTTCCTGACGGAACGGCAGTACATCGCTATGAAGAAGTGGAACACCCCGAAGATTGGGGAATGTCGTTCTTTTGGTATTGTAGACACTGCGCTCGAACATATGCTTCGTGCCAGTTGTTTGCAGAACATAAAGATGATGTTTCTACCCCGCGACCCTGGCAAGCTGTTTCGGGAATATGTCCTGAATGTCCAGAAGATAAGTGGAATCTTGCGGGCTCGCTCGAAGGAGCACCGACGATAGGATGGAAAGTTCCTTTAGAAGTCGCGCGCTACCAACTCGCAGTAGAAATCGAATTTCTCGATCACGAAAAGCATCCATACAATTCAAAGGAGGTTGTGGAATGAATACTTATACAGTCACCGACTTCGATGGAAAAGTAGAATACGTTAATGCAGTAGGTTGGGGCATTACACCGGCCGGTGACCTTATCTTCTCTGACAGCCCAAACCAAGCACCTAAGCTCGCTTTCGCGCATGGAAATTGGGCAAAGGTCTGCCTCTCTCCTATCCAGCACGGAAAGGCTTCCTAATGCTAGAGCCTCCGTTCAATCTTCCAGGCTTCAATGTTCTTCTCATGGGACCGGCGGGAACTGGCAAGACCCACTCTATCGGTACGATGGTAGATCTTGGCATAGACGTTTTTTATCTCGCGATTGAAAGTGGGATGGAGAGCCTTTTAGGCTATTGGAAAGATAGGGGAAAGGAAGTTCCTCCCAACCTCCACTGGCATAAACTTGCAGTTCCTAAAGCTTCTTTCACCGAAATGATTGGAAATGCGAAGAATGTAAACCTTTTAGATCAATCTGCTCTGGCAAAAATGGTTGATCCAAACAAAGGGAAGCACAATCAATTCATTTCTCTTCTCGAAGCGCTTAATAACTTTCCCGATGATCGAACTGGAGAAAAATTCGGTCCTGTAGATCAATGGGATCAATCAAAAGTTCTTTTCATCGACGGCGCGACGGGAGTAAGTCAGTGCGCTATGTCCCTTGTCGTTGGCGGAAAGCCTGTTCGTTCACAAGCCGACTGGGGTATTGCTCAGGATCAGGTCGAAAAGCTTGTCCGAATGCTTTGCGATAATTGTACTTGTCACTTTGTCCTTATTGCACATGTAGAACGCGAGCAGGATGCTGTTCTCGGCGGTATAAAGCTAATGGTTTCTACTCTCGGGAAGGCTCTTGCACCTAAGTTTCCAGCCATGTTCTCTGACGTTATTCTCGCAGAACGCAGTGCAGATAAATGGTCATGGAACACGGCCAGCGCAATGGCTGATGTAAAGACTAGAAATCTTCCTATAGCTTCTGGTCTCGCGCCAGATTTTAAGCAAATTGTGGATAAATGGGTTAACAGAAATAAAGCGTGATTTGAGCATGTTGCTCAGATCGGCGCGGAGGTTTTCGTGTGCTTCCTCCGCGCCGCCACTCTCTAGCACACCCCTTTAGTGTAAATTAAATCTGAAAGGCAAATCAAATGACATTCGATCCTGCAACGTTCCTCAACCAAACCTATGACGAAGCCATGGACACGAAGATTATTCCCTGT